ATTTTATACAGTTAGGCAGTAACTACAGATATCCTTATCAAGTTACATCAGATGTTACTTGGAATGCAACAAGTGTTACAGTGCCTATTCACAGAGGATTTATAGAACAAAGTGGTTATACTGTTAGTGGTAAAGGCATACTGTTAGGCAGTGACGTTACATGGCGTGTAAAAATGATTGTTAAACCGTTATACAGTGTAATACCATATGACAGAGTAGAGTTTAACACAGACTTTCAACTTATTGAGGTTATACAGTAATGGCAAGAAGTATACCAGCAGTAGATGGTGTTAACAACATCAAACACTGTTTGCTGATTGACTTAGATTTAGATGGCACTGTTTATTATATAAGCAATGCTTATAAACCTATAACTTATAATTCAAATGATTATACAGAGTTAGGTGCATTTTTACAATTAGGTCAAATTCAAGAAGATATCAAAACCACAAATGGTGATATCAATATCAGTTTGAGTGGTATACCCAGTGACCAAGATTATTTAAGTTTAATATTAGCATCTCCTGTAAAAGGTGGTGAAGTAACTGTGTACAGAGCATTTTTAAATGATGATCTAAGTGTAGACAGTTCAAATGTATATCAAAGATTTAAAGGACTTATTACAAATTACGCCATAGAAGAAAATTTAGACGTATTAGAAGGTGTAAACACAAATCAAATAGTAGTAAGTTGTAGCAGTATAAACACACTGCTGGAAAACAAAATTAGTGGACAAAGAACAGCACCACAAGACAGACGCAAGTTTTATGCAAATGATCAAACATTTGACAGAGTACCAGAACTTATGCAAGTACAGTTTGACTTTGGTAGAGAATTTTCAGGCACTGGCGGAGGCTATGGCGGAGGTGGTGGTGGCCGTGGAGGCGGCGGAGGCCGTGGTCCAGGTGATGACGCTAGAAACAGATATTTAAGATAAAATGATTAGAAGAGCAACAATACAAGATTTTGACAGAATAATGGAAATGATGATTGAATTTGCAAATTCATCTCCACTGTCAGCACATCATGATCCGCAGTATGATGATCAATATGTGAGAAAATTGTTGTGTGAAGTAATGAACAATGGGGTGATAATTGTAGGAGAACAAAATAGCCGGGTTGAGGGCATGTTGATAGCATATATCAACAGTGACCCTTGGCTACCACATGTCAAAGTGTTAAGAGAATTAGCATGGTGGGTAGAGCCATGTGCTAGAAACAGCACACTAGGTTATAAATTGTTAAAGAAATACCAAGAATATGGTAAAAAATTACATGAAGCAGGTGTTATAGATGCATTTATGTTAACATTAATGGAAATATCACCAGACTTTGACCTTGAAAAAAGAGGTTGGAATAAAGTAGAACGCAATTATATGTATGAGGGTGTAAATTAATGGCAATTTTTAGTACAATTGGCGCCATAGTTGCAAGTAGTTTAGGTTTTGCCGCTGCCTCAGGTGCGGCTTTTGCCACAATAGCAGGTATAGGTCTAACAGCAACAGGTACATTGGTTGCAGGACTAGTAGCAGGTGGACTAGCAGTAGCAACTGCTAAAGTTACAGGTGTATTTAAAACACCAGGTGTACAACAAAGCAAAGATCCAGGTGTTAAAGTAGCACTAGGGCCAAGCACAGACAACAGAGTACCTGTGTTCTATGGACGTAACGTTACTGGTTCTATTGCCGTGGATGCAGAAATTAAAAACCGTAACAACACAATGGTATATGTAACTGTAATTGGTGAAAAAACAGACACTGGTTCTTATTCAATTAATAAAATTTATAGGGGAGATGCCACACTAAACTTCCCAGGTGGATATGGCAGTGCTACATCACCTAATGTCAGTAGTATTACAGATACAAATGCCACAAGTACTAATAATGTTGCAAACAAGTTACGTTGTAGAGTATATGCCGGTAATGCACAAAGCAGTGCTAACCAAATATTCCCAGAACTAGGTGTTAAAGTAGCGGCACAAACACTTTGTAGCACAATCACAGCAAATACAAATTATGATGATCTTGTGTATGCTGTTATTGAAGTAGACTATGATCCAGAAAACAATTTAACAGGTATTGGCAGTTGGAGTTTTGATATTTCTAACAGTTTAACAAATCCCGCTAATGTGTTGTTAGATTATTTGCAAAACAGCAGATATGGTGCAGGATTAACCAGCAGTGAAATAGACTTGGTAAGTTTTGATGACATGTATGATTATGCTAACGCACAAGTTAGTTATAATACCAGTGCTAATGTAACATTGACTCACAGCAGATGGAAAATAGATGGTATGTTGTCAACATATCAAAATGTCAAAGACAACATTGATACAATTTGTCAAAACTCTGCAACATATTTTACCTATGATCCTAAAGGTGGTAAGTTCAAAGTTGTGCCAAACAGAGCGGCCACAACAGCAGAAAAGAGTGCGGCATTTCAATTTAATGATGATAACATAATTAGTACACTAACATTAAGTACTACAGAATTATACAGTTTATACAACAGCATTGAAGCAGAATATCCTGCAGTGGTTAAAAAAGACCAAACAGATACAGTTATAGTAAGTACACCTGCAGGTGATAGAAATACCAATGAGCCAGACAATCCACTAACTACCAGATTTGATTTAATCAATGACAATACCAGAGCAGAAAATTTAGCAAACATTGATCTGCGTCAAAGTAGAAACAGCACAGTGTTAGAATTTGATGCAGACTATAGTGCAATACAAGTTGATGTAGGTGATATAGTAAAAGTCACAAACAGTCAATATGGCTTTACAGATAAATTGTTTAGATGTATGAAAATCACTGAAAAAGAATCACCAGAAGGTGCATTATCAGTAAATGTTATACTTTTAGAATATCTAGACAGCATATATGATCATAACATTGTTACACAAAGAGGTGAGCCAGGACTAAGCGGTATTGGAGGCTGGTGGACAGGCATATGGGGTAATGTTGATTATGGTAACATTGCAAACATTGTGAATGGTAATGTAACAATTATTGATGATCCATTAGGCGGAAATGCAAACATTGTAGATCCTCCAACAGGTAACATTATTGGTAACATCAACATTGGTGATATAGATGACATTGTGTATCCACCGTTTACACCACCAGGTGGACCAATTATTAACGTACCAATCACAGTACCAGAAATACCAGACATCACAACCATATGTACAAATTTATACAATATGAAAATTGCAGGCACACTGCCAGCAAATGTAGACTTTGGACATATATGTGTAGATCATTTACCACCTGGTGGCAACGCAACATTTGAACCAGGAAGCAATGTTACTGTGCCTATACCAGTACCTGAACCACCTACAACAGATCCAACCAATCCTATTACACCAATTATACCAGATTATGAATTTGATTTAGATATTTGGTTTAATAATGATATAGGCAACCAAACAGCAATATCAACCATACCAAGTATACCAATCACATACAAAGGTGGTGCACAAACATTTGGTGCTGTACAAACAGGTATACAGGAAGAAGCATCACAGGCTAACTTGGCTTTGGCAAACGCAGACACTTTTGTGGGTAACATTGACTTAGGTTCTCCTGCCAGTATTATTGTGCCAGTAACCAGTATATCATTGGGTGCAGTAGATGAAGGTATATTTACAGCAACCAATAACTTTATACCTTTTGGAGGTGCTCAAACAAATGGTACACTTGCTTATGCGGCATACAGAGAAGTAGAGTACAAAGAATATGACATTGATGCTACCACAGGAAAATATACACCTAGTGCAAACGGTGACATATATGAATCATTTACTGGTAATGGTTTTTACACACAATTTAGTAGTGAAGCACCACCAACAAACATATCAGATAACTTTGAATATGAAGTCAGCAGAGAAAGAGGTAGTGCATTGGCAGTGAGTTTAGGTTTACCACCAGCAAGTGCCACAAAGGCTTATCTAGCAAACAATTTAAATGTTGTGCATTATGCTAACAGTAATTTAACAAATGTTGGTGTAAGAGGTGCTAGTGTGACAAACCATGACAAACGTATTACAAAAGGTGATGATTACATTCAATTATTTTAGGTGAGCTATGAAACATATATTTTATAATACAGTTACAGGTGATATTTACAGTGTAAAGAAAATGGATCACAGACAGGCAGAATACCAATGTGGTAAAAATGCACAATTCAATATGAGTTGTATACCTGAAGCACAAGTGGGCTTTGTGTTTGATGTAAACAAACAAAAGATTGACCTAGAAACAATGACATTGGTGTCTAAAGAACAACCAGTAATGGTAACTGTGCCTAATCAAATAAGACTAAAAAGAAATAACTTGTTAAAAAGTTCAGATTGGACACAAGTACCAGATGGTCCACTGAATGATACACAAAGAACAGCATGGCAAACATATAGAACAGCACTTAGAGCCATTAATCCAGATGATTATACAAGTCTAAGTGATGTAACTTGGCCAACAGCACCGTAACACATATAAAAATTTAAGAAACGTATAAATAGTAACATAACAACTTTTATGCGCCTTAGTGCATGAATTTTACCCCTTAGGAGTATAAATATGGCAGGTCCAAGATTATTAGACTTCTCCCAGTACATTGGAGGAGCAGACAACGTAAAGGTATTGAACCTTTTTCCACGCAGTCAAAAAACATTCACATATGATTTTACCAGTGATGTAAGTGGTTACACATTTACTGCTGACATGCAATCAATTGTGCTAGATCAAATCAGTTTTGATAGAGCCACAGGCAATGTGAATTTTGCAGACAGCACTGTTACTGGTTACATGAATACAGCAACCAGTATAAATCCAGCAACATTTATTAACAATACAGCGGCGGCAAGTGGCACAGTGGTGTTTACTATACCTCAAAATAGATACACAGGTCCTTTGCTACCAAATGCTAGAAAAAATCCTGTTATGACAGTTGTTTCTTTTGAATGGGAAACAGATGATACTCCTCCACAATATGACAGCCACAGATGGGCTATACTAGAAAGTTGGGAACCAGGTGTTACTGTAGGTGATCCTGTTATCAGCAATGCATTTGTTGCCATTGGTGTAGGTGCAATCAGCACATTTACAAGTGATGCAGGCACAGATGCAAGTAGAACAGAAGGCACTTATACAGTTACTGGTTTACCAGTTGCTGGTTCAGAAGGTACAGGACACAGTTTCTTAATCACTGTAGATGCTGTAGGTGCCACAACTGTGGATATTCTTGCAAGAGGTACTGGTTTTGCAATTGGTGATACAATAAAAATACTTGACAATGATTTAGGTGCAGGTGGTGGCGCAGATATTACTGTAACTGTTACTGCTGTAGCATAAGGAGTCACTTATGACTGATATAGTAGTAACTACCACAGATCTAGGAGTTAACGTTAGTGAAACAGTGAGCAATATCACTGTAACTGATGTTGAAAGCAATGTAATTGTAGCAAATGTTTCAACAAGTGTTGCAAATGTAACAGTAAGTGAAAATCAAACACTGGTAAATGTTACAGGTTTTGCCGCAGTATCCAATAGTTCAATAAGAATAGCACTTGGTGTTGAAAATGTCAGTGGCTTAGGTAATTTAACCTATGATAATACTGCTACATCTAATGGTATTATTCAATACAGAGGTGTAACTCAACAAGAAATATATGATTCACTAACTATTTCTAATTCAACAAGTGGTTATGGTAATATTTCATATAACAACAGCACAGGTCTATTATCATTCCAAGGTATAACAGCATTTGAAAGTAGATTATTAATCAATGCCTACAATGCAGGTGGTGATGGTAGTATTTCATACAATGCTGGCAATGGTTTTATAACATACAATGGTCCAACAGACAGTGACTATAGAGGTGCTATAAGTGCCACAGCACCAATTGAATACAATAATGTTACTGGTGTTATCAGTATAGATTCAAATGCTTTATTTACAGGTAAAACAACTGATGATTTAGCAGAAGGCAATACCAATTTATATTTTACCACAGACCGTGCTAACAGTGCCAGTGATATATGGATAACAACAAAAACAACTGATGATTTAGCAGAAGGCAATACAAATTTATACTATGCAAATTCACTAGTAGAAAATTATTTGCCAACATACAGCGGTGATTTTCCTCTGGTAGGTAACATAACTGCTAGTGGTGATATACAAGGTTCCAATTTAACCATAAACGTAATTGAGGCTACAAAAGGCGTAGGTACACAAAATGTTAGATTAGAAACCAATGATGGTTACGGCTTAACACCATATACCAATGTAACAGGTAGTGGTAGTTCACAAATGGCCTCTAGAAATTATGTTGGTATACAGTTAGGTGAACAAGGCAATATATTCAGTAAAATGTTTAGTGCAGATGTTGTTACAAAAAGAATATCAGCGGCAACCACTGGATTTAGTCTAGATGACAAAGCCACTATTGTCCTTACTGGTCTTACTACTGCTGTACCGGCAACAGGTTCACTGCAACCAGTTAAATTAGAATTTGGTGGATTCAAAGACCAATATGGTAGTTCTACATACTCATATATTTCTGGTGATCCAGTATTAGAACCAGAGAATTATTCAGTATTTGTTAGTGGACAAGGCACACATGACAATGCAGAATTATATTGGACTCCTAACCCTAACAAACCAGCGGC